CACTGCTTAACGCAGTGCTCCAGTGCTTAGGTGCGCGACACCCGTCTTCGTTAGAAGGCGTCTCCTTCCGGTTAGCCGGATTAACAATCGGCAAAGCCGGAGCTTGCCCACTAGTGGGCTAAGCAACATAAGGAGTCTCCCCATGGGTGAATTCACCCTGAGAGAACGTCAAACGGGCGAGTCAAATGTGTCTCGCCTGTATTATGACGGAAGCCTTTTTAGTACGCATTACGCGTACTTTTTTGGTTTGCAACAGACCTGGTCTAGGGGTAACGCGTTCCCACCGAGAGGTGATGATCGTGGACTCATAGATCGTGGTGGTCCGTTTTTGACGATGGAACGTTCGATCCACAGCTCACCAGCTGAGGTCGGCACTCTGTCGATGAAATACGGCGGGGTTATCCGGACGTATGTCAACTTGAAGATATACTCCGGCGGAGTCGGTAATAAGCAAATGCTTGCTACTGATATCCGCAATGATCTACCAACGCTAAACCAGATGCACGCCTTAGGCGCCACTGGTTTTGCGCGGGCTCAGCCTTTACGCCAACAAGGCGGAATTGCACAAGCCCTGATAGAACTCAGAGATTTCCCTCAAATGCCTCTCTCTATGGTCCGGAATGGTATGCCATTTATTAGAAATGGCGATCCGGGCCAGTATTGGAGTCAAGCCCACGATGTGGTACGTCTTATGAAGGACGTAGGACATCAGTACTTGAATTTCCAATTTGGGTGGGTTGCTTTTGTCAATGATTTGAAGAAGTCACTGAAAACAGTGCTCGATCAAGAGAAGAATCTAAAACGGATTCTTCATAACAATGGTCGAATCATTCATTGTCAGAGCATAGTAGCCAAGGACGATCCTAAAGTCACTTCCGTTACGAGCTCCAATTTTAATATTGGATATCCCGCGGTCGAAGGTGAATTTGTGGATCAGTACGGTAAGCTAAAGACTTCTATCTCAGTGAACGCCGGCTCAAGATTCTCTGGAGCTTTCAAGTACTTTCTTGAAGGCTACAAGCATGGAGAGCCGATGACTCCGAGACTTAAGAAGAAACTTTTGCATATCCTATACGGTGTGGACACTAGTCCTAACACCATATGGGCTACATTACCGTGGAGCTGGCTTATTGATTGGGGTACGAATGCTCGTGACAATGTCGCGAACTTTACGGCCCTTCATCAAGACGGCCTGGTCATGGTGTACGGTTACGTCAATGATTATAAAGAGACGATAACCAAGTACACTTTGTCTGGCGCCATCATTGGCGGCAGAGCCATAGGGTGTGAGCAGACCGATGTAAATCGGTATTTTACTCGCACTCCTGGCACTCCTTATGGCTTTGGACTAACTCGCTCGAGTTTTAACGCGAAGCAAGGGTCCATTATTGCTGCACTTGGATTGTCCAATTTGCAGCCTCAGCAATTTCGCTGAAAACTACCACACTTTGTGTGTTTAATAACGGAGTAACGTGCCATGTTGGCAGATCCTCAGTCAGTCACACCTCCTACTCTCGGAGCTCAATCGCTCCCAGCAGTAGCGCGTGGCGTTAACACCTCTTCCTACCGCAAGACCGATGGTACATTTCAACTTACCATCTCTCACACGTATGGAAAGAGAAACCGGCATGTGGCCCGCGTCGATTTCAATAAAATCGCCGCAGATCCACTGATCAGCGCTCAGAATATTAAGTACTCTATGAGTGCTTATCTGGTCATTGACGAGCCGGTTACGGGTTTCTCTCGCGCTGAGTGTGCGGATATCGCAAACGGGCTAATTGCCTATCTTGCGGCGTCCACTTACGCGAAAGTAACCAACATCGTTGGGGGCGAATCGTAGCAATACGATTCGTATCGACTCATATGAAAACGAGCCGATTACTCCCGTGGATGTTAATTCTCGGTGCTTCGCTCCTGAGTGGAGTTGTCCTTATGGGACTTCTCGTTACTTGGGTCGCTTTTCACTGAGAGCTGAGTTTGTCGCACGGCCGGGATTCAACCAGTCACCTTTAACGGAGACGATTGATGAAAAGCCTTATGCGTTTACTCACGTTTGTGCTGACAGATGTGTCAGCTTTGTGTCGCGCTTGCACCACCAGAGATCTTAAAACAATCTCTGTTCGAGTCGAATGCGAAGGTATATCGTTTCTCACGATTACCCTTCCCCAATTCTGTAAGGACTTCGAAAGAAGTCTTGAATTGGAGTTTGTTGACTCATCTCTCTTTCTTGGTTTCAAGAAGAGAGGACCGCTCCCCTGTTTGTTTAGAGGTTTGGTCAGTCAAGTATTCGACTCTGTATCTGGTCAACTTCTGGAGCAACCCAATCATGATGCTATATTCTCTGTACGGCAAGCTTGCTTGCTGTTTAAGAAAATTAATCTTCCATGCACTGATAAGCGCATTGAAGCAGCACTTGACGGTTACATCCAGTGTGATCAAGAAGTCCGAAAACGAAGTTGGGATTTGCACCGTTCTCTCTATGAGAGATTCGGCGACATTTCTGACGTTCTGTGGGGTTCTACCCTCCAGTCCGTTAACCTCGTGGTACGGCGAGGAACACATGTTCCACGCCATGGCCCGGGAGCAACCGCTCAGAGAATTTCCGGAAATCGGAAGTTCTCATTCAAAGAGTGGCACTCTCGTCTCGATGTGTTCTTCCCGAGTGATGTCTTCTGTCTTCCAAGTTGGAACGCAGAGGAGTCTTTGGGAGGAATGGACTTCTTAGAACCTGATGCCGAGAGACCTGTTAGGGTCATCACGGTACCTAAAACGTTAAAGACTCCCAGAATTATCGCGATTGAGCCTGTGTGTATGCAATATACACAACAGTCCCTTCTCGAGAAACTGGTTCCATGTCTGGAAAAGAGCAAACTGTTAGGTGGAGCTTTAGGCTTCACCGATCAGACTCCTAACCAAGAAATGGCGATCTCCTCTTCCAGAACGAGAGCTTCATCAACTCTTGACCTCTCTGAGGCTTCAGATCGTGTCTCTAATCTGCTTGTTTTGCGGATGTTATCGTGCGTCCCGGACTTGTCCGGAGCCGTACAGACATGCCGTTCAACATCTGCAGACGTTCCTGGACGAGGGAAACATACCCTCGCCAAGTTCGCGTCTATGGGTTCGGCCTTGTGTTTTCCCATAGAATCTATGGTCTTTTTGACTATAGTTCTTTCGGCGATTATGCGAGACCAAGTTGGCTCGATTACCTTAAAAGGCCTAAAAAGAGCCTTAAAAGGTGTGCGAATCTATGGAGACGATATTATTGTCCCCACAGAATATGCGCAATCCGTGATTCGAGAACTGACAGACTTTGGTCTGAAAGTAAACACCGCTAAGTCTTTCGTAACTGGAAAGTTCCGAGAGAGCTGCGGGATGGATGCTTATGACGGCACGAATGTAAAACCTACATACGTGCGTCGATTACTTCCACAATCACGGCATGACACCGAGAACGTTATTAGTCTGTTCTCTCTGTATAACCAGCTTTATCATGCTGGATTATGGCAGAGCGCGGGCTATTTGCTCACAATTATGCGGGACCTTAAAATCCCACATCCTTGTGTTGCACCCACGTCTCCAGTTTTAGGCCTCCACTCTATCCTAGGATATGAGACGGAACGGATGTGTGACAAGTTGCATAAGCCATTAGTTTATGGCTATACAATTAAGTCCTCACCGCGCCGAGACCCCCTTACGGGGTATGGTGCCTTACTGAAGTTCTTCCTCAAGAGAGGGTTAGACCCTATCTTCGATGCGAAGCATCTCGAACGTTATGGACGTCCTGAGCACGTCGACATAAAAGCCAGGTGGTCTCCTCCGTTTTAAAGCGGGGGATGAGGGTATACTCTGTTTCCCAAGTTGAGAAATGAGTAGTTCCCCTTAGGAACTTAAGTTAAGATCAATGTTATTCCACCGGCC